CTGAATCGGCGTAAGCTGACAGCATGAAAACACGAACGAGGGAAATTGCGAAAGTCGGGATCTTTGGATCGATCGACAACCCCACCATCGTCACGGAAAAAGACCTCAAAGAGATCGCGGAAACCTTCCCGGAAATCAAGAAGGCGCCGGTACAGTTCGGACACTGGGGGGACGCGGCCAATCCCCGGCTCGCGAATGTCGTTGCGGTCAAGTTTGATCCCGTTGCGAAATCACTTTCAGCCGACATCGACGAAGACGAAACGCTCAGCAACGCCGTCGAGGAGGGGTATTACCCCGACGTATCGATCGGCGCGAAACAGCGCGCTTCGGACGGCAAGATGTATCTTCATCATCTCGCATACCTCGGACAGGAAGCGCCCGCGGTCAAGGATCTCATCGACTCCATCAAGGGGCCGCTCGGGATCGCCGCGTCCGATGTCGCGGATGTGCGCCTCATGCCCGCCCCGAGTTCTCGTGCTCTCATTCTTTCCGAGCCCTTTAATGAAAATAACATAAAGGGAAATGAAGGAACGCCGCCTGCGGCGAGTCCGAACCCGGGCTCCAATCCCCCCGCAGGCGGCAAGACTTCATCTCCAAATCCCAAGGAGGAAACCCAAGTGACGGAAGAAAAGGCTGCCGAAATTCAGGCAGAAAACAAGCGTCTCAAGGACGAAAACGATCGCAAGGACATGCTTCTTTCCGATTCGGAAAAGAAGCAGAAGGACGCGGAGAAGGACAAGCTTCGCGCCTCAATGGACGGTCGCGTACCGAAGGCCATGCAGGATCGCGTCGTCGCGCTTGCCGATTCCTTCGACGACGCGAAGACGATTGTGCTTTCCGACGGCGATGCGAAGCGCACGCTCCGTCCGACGGAAGTCCTCGCTGAGGTCTTCTCCGCGCTCCCTCCGCTGGTCGAGCCCGGAGCCCTCAATCTGAGCGACGGTGATTCCGCCGCGTCACCTGTTAAGCCCGGCGCCGCGCGCGCCATGATGGGCCACGTATAAGGAGTGGAGCTATGAATTCAGTCGTTGGTACTGTCGACGTCACCGAGGATCCGATCCTCCGGGGCGATCATCACATCGTAACCGCGTTTCCGCTCAAGGATGGCCTTTCGGGCCTCAAGAAGGGAATGCTTCTCAAGGTCGATACCGGCGAGTATGTCCCGTGCGCGGGAACCGGTACCGAAGATCCCGTCGCGGTACTTCTCGAAGTACCAACGCTTCCTACGTCGGCGGCCGTCGAGCCTGTTGCCGTGCATGGCGGCGTCCGGCGCGATAAGCTCGTCTATTCGGACGGGACCACCGCGATCACCGATGCCTATGTGGAGCTGCTCCGCAAAAACGGCATCTACGCAATCTAAAGGATTGAAGGAGAACAAATATGTCTATCAATGTTTCCGGAACGCTTCGTCCGTTCTTTACCCAGGACGCCATCGCTGAAGCGGTCGCGTCGATGCCCAAGCCGCAGACCCCGCTGACCGATCTCCTCTTTCCGATCGCGAAGCGCAAGCAGAAGACCAGCCCCTATGTCGCCGAAGGCGATGTTGAGGATGTCGTCGGATCGGTACCGGTAATCCGCCGGGGCGGCGCTTCGTATTCGGTCGACGGCAAGTCGACGGGTATCAAGCTCATCGAGGTACAGCCGATTTCTCTCAACCGTTTCGTTACGGGCAAGGAGATCAACGACCTTATTGCGCTCGGAACCAAAACCGACATACAGGCGTTTGTGAACGAGGGGATCGAGTACCTCCGCGACAAGACGAGCCAGGCGACCGAGATCCTCGTCCGTCAGGCTCTGTCCGGAAAAATCGAATATCCCATGGCGACGGCCGGATCGCTCGCCGAAAAGTACACCGTAAATTTCGGCACCATCAAGACGCTTGATGCGGTTACTATCGCTTCCGATGACCTCGCCAAGCTCCAGGTGAAACTGGAAAAAATCTACCAGGCTCAGCTCGCTACCGGAGCGTCCGGCGATATCCGGATTCTCTGCGGAGACGATGTCTACCAGAAAATCGTTGCGATTGTTGTCGCGGCTGGCTCGATCGCACCGGTCGTATGGACCGAAACCGGCCTCACGCTCTTCGGAAAGTACAAGATCATGACCATGGGCATGACGTACGTGCTCCCCGGAACGTCCGCAGCCGTCCCCGTCATCCCGACCAATTTCATCCAGACCGTCGACATCACGAACGCGGGACAGCTCTTCTACGCCGCCCTCGACGACCTGGACTCGAAGCTCGCGCCGCTTCCGTTCTACGCGAAGCCGGTCAAGATCGACGACCCGTCCGGCTACAAGATCATCTCCGAGTCGAAACCGCTCCCGGCGCCCGCGATCAGCAAGATGCGCCGCCAGCAGTTCTTGCCGGCATAAGGAAGGAAAGGATGAGCGATATAGCCGAATTGGGACTTGACGGCATAGCCGTCCACGGAAAACGCCCGGAAATCGAGATTTCCCCGTTGGGAACCGCGATCACCCCTGATGAAGTTTCCGACCGGCTGTCTGCGAATCTCTACAAGCAATTAAGCGATGGCAGCACGGACACGACCGCCGCTGCCATCGCCCGTGCTGAAATCTACGTCGGAACGATCTTGCGCCGCCTTGGCGTCGACTTCAACCTCGACAACAAGGTCGTTCGCGAAATAATTCTGCTTAACGTGGTCTACGAGCTCCATATCGCGCTCGGGCACGAAGAAGCAGGACGCGAATATCGAATGAAGGCGAAGGATATCATCCTTGCGGCCTTCGGCGATTACCCGGATACCGACAACAAGGCTCCGGGTAACCCGCCCGCCGCTGCGGTCGCCGTACCGCCGAGGCGGGGCGTTCCGGGTCTTTATGGACGCGCTTGAAGATCTTGAGCGGAAGCTTGCGAGTCCGCGGGCGCGGCATCTCATCGGGCAGATGGCCGTTGACGCAATCCGAACACGGCTTGTAAAGGGAGAGGGGTTTGCTCCTCTTTCCGGGGCAACGAAAGAATACCGGGGAGGAAACGCAAAACCGCTGCAGGACACGAGTAGTATGCGGGAATCGTTCAGCTATCGACTGGACGGTGAAAGCGGCATCGTCGTTGGTTCGGATAATAAGGTAGCCGCCGTTCAGAACGACGGCATGACGATCCGCGCGAAGAAGACCTGGCTATTTATCCCGGCTTCGGCTTTTACCAGGCAGCTCATGCGCCGGTACGGCTACAGCCCCAAGGAAGTGCTCGCGGGTCTCAAGGGTGACGGCTATTCGGTGTTCCGCGCGGGCCGAGCGGTCGGGTATCGCGCGAAACGGAAAGTTAACGGCGAGTACAAGATAACGTGGGTTTATTGGCTCAAGAAGGAAGTTGTCATCCCGGCGCGAAGGTTCTTTTACCTCGATGAGAACGATCTTCGAACGATGTTCGCCGAGTTGGAGTTGATTTGATGAAAACGATGGAAGCCCTGGACTTCTTTATCGCCCAGCTTTCGCGAGGGATCTCGCTCGGCGACGACAAAACGAAAGTCGTGCTTACTCCGTCAAGCATTGACGAGAAAGGGCTCGTTATAAAGGTAGGTCTCAAGAAAACCTACTTGAGCGCGCAAACGCAAGTCAGGTCGACGCGGATGTTGAAAATCAGGCTCGCCGTTGCGGGGTCGATCGAGTCTATAACGGGACTTTCCCAGGCGGTAAGCGCGATCGAAGCGATCGATGCCTATCTGGAAAAGCCCCGGAATCTTGAGAACGAATCCGGGGAGCCGATCGCGGACACGCGTATTCTTCAGACCGTATCCCAGGAGGATTCGTTTATCGATTCCCCCGACTCGACTGAAGTACAGGACGCGCTTGATGAGCGCCTTATCACGATAACGATTCCAGAATAGGAGGGGACGATGGCAGGACCACTGGTCGAGAAGACCGAATACGAAACCGACGAGCAAGGACGTACGTTCCGGAAGGGAACGCACCCCGACGATAAAACCGCGAAAAGTACCCGCGCGGGCGACTCAAGTAGATCCCAGGAGGAAAAGAAATGAGCGACGAAAAAGCGCTTGAGCTTATTGGCGATGATAGCCAAATCTTTACCGGAAAAATCGCCGCGACCGAACTGGTCGGCGATGGAACGAAAACTCTCGATGCCTTGGGCGGCGGTACCGTCGGCGACAAATCCGGGGCGGGCATGTACATCGTGACGGCCAAAGGATCGACATCGTTCTTTCCGTCGCTTTTGAACGTCGGGGAACTGTATCCTGCAACCGGATCAGAAGTCCTGGTTGTTGGCGATAAGGTCAAAAAACTGGTGCTGGCTCAGATCGCCGACGCGACGGGATGGAAGCTTTCAATCACCCGGAACAAGGTCGATACGACCCGTCTTGCGCATCGCTTCAAGAAGTATCGCCTCGGGAAGTACGACGCGACAGGAACCCTCTCATCGATCTTCACCATTGGCATCACCGACGCAAACGACGGCCTCATCGCGAAGACCATGAAGACGTTCAAGAAGGCAGCGAGCGGGACGATCACCATCCAAGAAGTCGACGACAGCCCGCTTTACTTCCTCGGGTACGTCCGCAAGACTGCCGTGTCGGGAGAGACCGAAGATTTCGTTTTCGGTCAGATATACATCCACGATATGACTCTCGGAGGTCAGTCCGGAAGCGCCCAGTCGTACGACGCCAACATGAGCCTCACGGGCCTCGATCCGGTGTTCTACTCGATCGACATTATCTGACGAAGGAGAAACGCAGAATGGCAATCAAAATCATCACGAAAGAAAAAACTTATATTCCGAAGTTCGACGGAAACCGCTCCGAGCCGCCTGAAAATCAGTGCGTCGTCCGCTACAGGACAGCGACGATGGAATTGAAAGGCCAAATCGTCTCTTCTCCCGTCGCGATCGGCGAGTTCGACGCTGCAGGCAAGAGTACCGGCATGAAAGTCGAGATCAAGCAGAACGACGAACTCACGATCCGGAAGATGATTGTCGACATCACTCACCTAGGATACCAGGAAGAGGGCTCCAACGACATCACCTATATCTCAGGTGGCGCGGATCTCCTGAAAGCCCCGGTCTACTACGAGCCCCTTATCAAGGAGCTTCTCGTGGTGCTGAACAAGGAGCTGAAAGCAGACGGTGTAGACCAAAAAAACTGAGAATTGCTTACCGCGTCTTTAAGGCCGGTAAGCAAAATACGCGGATCAGGGAATCCCGTCGCGATCGCTTGCTCTGGAATACGGGCGTGCTTGATGAAAACGGACAGACGATCTTTATCAAGGCGATCGACGCGGGAACGTACCTGACGGAGGAGTTCTATCAGGCTCTCCATATTTTCTATACCACAGAAAATCTTGGCGTTCTGCCGTTCGCGGGAGGCTGGGCTGAGCAACCAGAATGGATCGTTACGGTTCTGACGACGCTCAAGGCCGAGCAAGCTCGCATCGAACGCGAGGAAATCGAGGAACGCAAAAGAAACGCGAAATAAGGAGGTACCGGATAAATGGGCAACCAGAAAACAACGCTGGAACTGCGAATAGAACTCGCGGCGAAAGAGGCCCAGGCGTCCGTTATCTCCCTAAACGCGGATACCGTACGGCTCGCGCAAACTTTCAAAGACATGAATCTCGGAACGACAGCGAGCCAGGCCGCCATGAAGAAGCTGGAAACGTTCACTGCATCGGCCGCGAAGCAGATGCAGGTGTTCGGTGCCTCGTCGTCGGACGTTCGAAAGGCGCAGGCGGCGATCCAGTCTACCGTAAGAAAACTCATCGACGATGGTATCGATCCAGAATCGGAATCAATAAAAAAGCTAGCCGCAGAATACAGGAAGCTGGGCGATCAGTCCAAAGAGCTTGATGACGTCAATAACTCGAACCTTGAAGGCTTCAAAAAGCTCAAGGACGGTATCGCCGCGTCCGCCGCTGCGGTAGCGCTCGTTAAGGTGATAGGCAAAGCTCGCGAGTTCGGCTCCTTTGCCCTCGAGTCCGCCGATACCTTCCAGAAGGCACGAAACGAGTTTGGAACCCTGCTCGGGGACATGGAGGCCGGCGCGGGCCTTTTTGACCGGATCAAGGAATTCAACGATTTTACTCCGTTCAATCTGGATACGACGAAACAAGGCGTGAATGTGCTTTTGTCTGCAGAGGTACCGCTGTCCGATCTCATTACGAAACTAACCATGTTCGGTGATCTTTCGCAGGGAAACTCCCAGAAGTTCACGAGCTTCATCAACGCATTCGCAAAAGGCGCGGCAAAAGGCGCTGTTGACATGGAAGTTTTAAACGTGTACGGCGATCAAGGCATTCAAATTCTCGCTGAACTCGCTAAATCGTATGACACAACGAAGGCTGGCGTTATCAAGATGGCAAGCGAAGGGAAGGTCTCTTTCGAGGACTTTTCCGCGGCCCTCGAACGCCTTACCGCCGAGGGAGGGCTATATTACGGTGGGATGGCTCTCGGCGCTAAGGATCTTTCCGCCATGCAGGAAGGGCTCACCGAGTCCGTAACAGGACTCGCGGCAAGTTACGGTTCGATGTTCCTTCCCGTTGCCAAAGCGGTGTACGGAATACTTACGAATATCACGAACGCAATTAATGACAGCCCTATCCTAAAAGGATTACTCGCGGCGGCAATTACTGGTCTCGTTTCCGCCTTGGTTATAGCTACGGTAAAAACTATTGCACATGCAGTAGCGAAATGGTCTGAGTTTTCCGCAATCATGGCGGTTAACAGCGCCTTGTCGGTTACACAAATCGCTTTAGGTATTGCGATTGCCGCGACAATGATCGCCGTAACGGCATCCACTGCGTATGCCGCATCTCAGCAAAAAGCCGCAAGCGCGACGGCAGCAACGTCTCTTCGGATGCAAGAACAAACTCAGTACGCCAAAGAAACGGCAGCAGCTATAAATAAATGT